CTTTAGTTAGAAGAATGATACCTTTTGCTGATTTAATACAAATAACACATTTAAAGCTACAACAAGTAATAGCTAGAACTGTTCCGGACGGAGTTTTTATAGATGCTGATGGATTAAATGAAGTGGATTTAGGTACAGGTAATGCTTACAATCCTGAAGATGCTTTAAGAATGTATTTTCAAACGGGTAGCGTAATAGGTAGGAGTTACACTCAAGATGGTGACTTTAATCAAGCTAAAGTTCCAATTAGAGAATTAAATTCTAGCTCAGGTTCAAGTAAAGCTCAGATGTTAATATATAACTACAATCATTATTTAGATATGATACGAGCGGTGACGGGATTAAATGAAGCTCGAGACGGTTCTACTCCTGACCCTAACTCATTAGTAGGTGTTCAAAAATTAGCAGCTTTAAATTCTAATACAGCTACACGTCACATCCTTGATGGTAGTTTGTATATATATAGAAGTTTAGCAGAAGCTTTATCTTATAGGATAGCTGATATATTGGAGTATGCAGATTTTAAAAGTGATTTTATAAATAAGATAGGTAAGTATAATGTTTCTATATTAAATGATACTAAAGATTTGTATTTATATGACTTTGGAATATTTATTGAAGTAGCTCCTGATGAAGAACAGAAAGCTCAATTAGAGCAAAATATTCAAATGGCATTATCTAAACAAGATATTAATTTAGAAGATGCAATTGATATTAGAGAGTTACGTAATTTAAAATTAGCTAATCAACTTCTTAAATTAAAAAGAAAACAAAAGCAAGAGAGAGAAGAACAAATGATGATGCAAAAACAAGCTATGCAGGCTGAACAACAATTAAAGGCACAACAAATGTCTCAGCAACTTGCTATTCAAAAACTTCAAGCAGAACAACAATCTAAGTTACAACAACAACAAGCACAGATAGCTTTTGAAATTGACAAGATGAAACAAGAAGCTTTATTAAAAGCACAACTAATGGAGCAAGAATTTAATTACAATCTTCAATTAAGAAATGTTTCTGAAGAAGCTTTAGCTAGTAGAGAAAGCAAAAGAGAGGATGCTAAGAGTAAAAGAATTAGTCAACAAAATACTGAACAAAGTAAACTAATTAATCAGAGAAAAAATAATTTGCCACCTCAAAACTTTGAATCTAACGAAGATAGTTTAGATGGTTTTGATTTTGCAGAGTTTAACCCAAGATAAATATGGCTAAGTTAAAAACAAAAAGAAAAGGTAATAAAATATGTCCGGCAGGAATAGCTTGGGCAAAAAAGAAATTTGATAGATACCCTTCTGCTTATGCTAATTTAGCTGCAAGTAAATATTGTAAAGACCCTAATTACGCAAAAAAAGATAAATAAAGATGGATAAAAAAAAATTACAACAAATATCAAGAGAGTTAAAAAAGGCTTCTAAAATGCACAAGAGTCAAGCTGTTAGAATAGATAAAATGTTAAAGTCTTTAAATAAAAAATAAATGGCTGAATTAAAAAAGTGGTTAAAAGAAAAGTGGGTGCGTATAGGAACGGATGGTTCTATATTAGGAGAATGTGGTACAAGTAAAAATAAAAAAAACCCTGACAGGTGTTTACCTTTAAATAAAGCTAAAAGTTTATCTAAAGCTGAACGTGCTGCAACAGCTAAAAGAAAAAAAAGATTCGGTAGAAAAAAACAATTTGTATCTAACACATCAAAAGCAAAGGTTAGTAAAAAAAACGTCTAAAAACGTATTATAAAATTGTTTAACTTTGTATAAAATTATAATTAAATGGAATTAAAAGTAAGAGCGGTAGGTGATTCAGCTGAAAAATCTTCGCAACAAGTAGAACAAGAGCTACTTGATAAACATGAAAAAACTCTTGAACAACAACAAGAAACTCCGGTTGCACAGCAAGAGGAAGTTTCTGTAGAAAAAGAAACAGAAGATAAACCTCAAGAGGAATCTAAAGGTTTAACTGAAGAAGAAGTTCTTTCACATATTAATAGTAGATACGATAAAAACATTTCTTCGGTAGATGATTTGTTTGCGCAACGTGAGTCGCAAGATGAATTACCGGAAGATGTAGCAGCGTATTTAAAGTATAAAAAAGAAACAGGTAGAGGTATCGATGACTATGTTAAATTAAACAAAGACTTTGGTGCTATGGAACCTGATACTTTGCTAAGGAACTATTTTAAAGAAACAGAAGAGGGACTTGATGATGAAGATATAGACTTTAAAATGGAAGAGTTCGATTATGATGAAGATGTTGATGAACCTTCAGATATTAAAAGAACTAAAATAGCAAAGAAAAAACTTATTGCTAAGGCTAAGAAATACTTTACAGAGCAGAAAGAAAAGTATAAGCTACCTGTCGAGTCGGCTAGGGACGTTGTTTCACAAAGTGATAGTAAAGAATATCAAGACTATAAGCAATATTTAAAAGATGCTAAATCTTATCAAGAAGAAACGACACGTAAAAGTCAATGGTTTGATAAAAAAACTAATGAACTTTTTAATAGTGATTTCAAAGGTTTTGAGTTCACACTAAATAATAAAAATGTTGTTTTTTCTCCGGGTAACGCGAGTGAACTTAAAAAAGCTCAATCAAGTCCAATGAATTTCGTAGGGAAATATTTGGACGATAATGGGATGTTAAAAGATGCACGTGGTTATCATAAGGCTTTAGCGATTGCAATGAATCCTGATAGATTTGCTGAGTTCTTTTATGAACAAGGTAAATCCGATGCCACGGATAGTGTTATGCGTAAGACTAAAAATATAAATATGTCCGAACGTAGAGCGCCTGAAGTGACTAAGATAAAAGGAGGAACGCAATTTAAATCTCTTAGTCCTAGTTCGTCAAGAGGTTTAAAAATTAAAAGTATAAAACGAAAATAATAACTATAAAAATTTTAAAAAAATGGCAGGAGCAATACAAGCAACACCGGGATTTGATTTACAGCCTAGTGCACAACAGGTCCCGACTTCGACAAATTATATTACCGACTTCAATTTTTTGAGTCAGTATCTACCTGATACTTATGAAAAAGAATTTGAAAGATACGGTAACAGAACTATCTCATCATTTTTGAGATTAGTTGGTGCAGAAATGCCTTCAATGTCTGACCAAATAAAATGGGCAGAGCAAGGAAGGTTGCACACAAAGTATACACAATGTGGTACAGCAGCAGCAGCAGCAGCAACAACAGCTACATTCCAAGTGAATGACCCGGCAGCGCCGGCGGGTATCGTTGCACCAAATGCAACAACAGCAACTAACCCGTTTACAGCAGACGCGGCTATCGCTATTAGAAAAGGACAAACAGTAATGATTGTTCAAAATAATGGTTCAGGTAGTAATAAAGCGATTGTAACAGGTGTAACAGTAGGTGCTAACCAATTTACTGTAGCATTTTATGATGCAGGTGGTTACGCAGGTGCCGGTGGGGGTGCTTTAGCAGACACTAATATAACTGTATTTATTTACGGTTCAGAGTTTGAAAAAGGAACTGACGGCATGGTAGGTTCACTTGAATCAGACGATTACATATTTGCAAACAACCCTATCATTATAAAAGATAGATATGCTGTAAGTGGTTCAGATATGGCACAAATCGGATGGATTGAAGTAACTACCGAAGATGGTGCAGCAGGTTACTTATGGTACTTAAAATCAGAGCATGAAACACGACTAAGATTTGATGATTACTTAGAAACAGCAATGGTAGAGGCAATGCCCGCAAATGTAGGGGGTGCAGGTTCCGGTGCTGCAACAGCAGGTTTCGTTGGTTCTGAAGGTGTTTTCTACGCAGTAGAGAATCGAGGAAATGTTTGGGGTGGTGGTAATCCTACTACTTTAGCAGACTTCGATGCTGTAATTGGTAGACTAGATAACCAAGGCGCTATAGAAGAGAATGTAATTTTTGTTGACAGAAACTTCGGTTTTGATATCGATGATATGTTAGCAGCACAAAACTCTTATGGTGCGGGAGGTACATCTTACGGATTGTTTGACAATGATGAAGAGATGGCTTTAAATTTAGGTTTCTCAGGTTTCCGTAGAGGATATGACTTCTACAAGTCTGATTGGAAATACTTAAATGACCCAACAATGAGAGGTGGATTACCAACAGGAGCAAATTCAGGACGTATTAACGGACTACTTGTACCTGCGGGTTCTACATCTGTATATGACCAAATTCTTGGTAAAAACGCTAAGAGACCTTTCTTACACGTTAGATATCGTGCTTCAGAAACTGAAGATAGACGATACAAGTCGTGGATTACAGGTTCAGCGGGAGGAGCAAGAACTTCAAGCTTAGATGCTATGGAGGTACACTTCTTATCTGA